GAATGTAGAATCATCCCAACCTATTCTTAATTTTGGTTGATATATGGTATTTGTTTCTTTTGAAAAGAATTTTAATTGACCATAATCTAATGTATCGTTTTCCAGAGAAGTTTCATGTTTTAGTATAATAACTTCGTTTGGAAATTCACTACTTAACCAAGCAGAAATTAATGGTAAAACATCCATTTCAATATCAGAACTTTGATAATTAAATGATTGTGATGTATAAGAACCAGTGTACCATACTCCACCTTTACCAGTCAATGAACCGGTTGTTTGTGGATTCAAACTACCAGAATTTTCTAACCAATCATTTCCTGTACTTCTATAATTCCAAGTTACACCATCAATTGAAATATCATCAAAACGAGTTCCAATACCCATATCCCAACTTTGAGATATTGCATATGCATAAATTGTATAATCTATTGGTATTTCGTTTGATTCACATTCTTTCAATATCAAATCACATGAACTCATTGTCACATCACCGGATAGTAAAGATGCAGATAAAGCAGTTGTATCAAATTTAATTAAACTACGTGCAGTATCTTTTAGATTTCCATAATAAACTTTGGAAATTTCTAATATTTCATCCAACCCTGTGTTTTGTTTAGGTTGTTGTAAATAAATTGTTGCATCTTTTGATGCTGTTATGAATTGATACATTAAACAACCCTCCCTTTAATATCTTTCGCTGGATATTTCAATTCAAATACTGATGGGTCTAATGATGGATACACCATTTTACCTTTTGTTGCTTCAGCAATGTTATATGAATATTGCGAATATTGACCTAAACATTTGTTTACAATTTCACACTTCGGAACAGATTGAACTCCCTCAACACCTGCAATCAACAATTCTAATTCACTTAGATTGATTGCCATATTAAATGTCCAATTATCTATATTAAAGTAATTTGTAATTTCATCAATACATCTTACTAATACTTCTCTTTTATTATACCCACCATAAACCATAATTTCAAAATCTACACCGATGTTGATAATAAATCCATCTAAAAGATTTACACCATCAGTCAACATTCTATATTCATTTAGATATGTTTTAAGATTTTGTTTCAATGCCTGGTTTGTTCCAATTTGTTGTAAGTTTTTATTTGAATTATATCCTAACACATATAAGTTTATTGCAAAAGGATTATTTTTTTCATTTAAATTATTTTTCTTACCAACTAAGAATTTATTTACACTATCCTTAATTTCCATTTCAGACTTACCTTGCATGGATTGAACTAATTGTGTAAATTCTGATAAAGTATCTGGGTTTGCAAGAATAGATGATGGTGAATTATTATCCAACTCTCCATCTGGTGCACAATATGCTTTAGCAATTCCACCATACTTTGGAGGTAATGATAATGCTCTTACTTGATAATCTTTACGAGTTACTGCACGATTTTGAGATGAGAAATTTGCAAGTGCATTCTCTCTAATTTCCTCAATTGTTTCGGCACCTCTACCACCAACTGCAGTTACTTCATTTTCTACTGCAATCGAACTTTTAGCAGTTCTATATAATCCTAATTCATTATCCGTAAATGAATTTGTATCTTCATCAAACGATATGTTTTCAATTCTTGTTAAATCCCCAATTGGTGTGTTTGATGCAATACCACCACCAACTAAATACGAAACTGTTATAGTTGTATTGTTTGGTGCTTGTCCATATGATTTTGTTTTTAAGAAATTTGCGGGGTCAAATGATGCACCTAATTTATCTATTGATGAATTTAACCCTAATCCTACATTTTTAAAATTAGGAATAAGTGTTTCATCCGATGATGTTGAATTACCACCACCGAATACCAAACTTGTTGAATTATCTGCGTTTACTTTTGTTACAAATCTACGAGATGTTTTTAATACCTTTAATATATTTGATACTGAATCTTTGAATTGAACTAAATCTTTATCTGTATATTCATTATTTGGGTAATCTACGAATACCATTTCTTGTGCAAGATATGGAACTTCATACCATTTATTTCCATTACTATCTCTCACATCGTATATTTCGATTACATTATCATCTGCTATATCGATTGTAGAAAATTCTTCCGGACTACCAAATGTTTTTTCGATAGTCTTTAATTCTGCAGAAATAGCATTTACGTGTTTTTTAATTAAGTAAAAAGCAGGTTCATCTCCATTTTTAGAATAAATTGTTATTTCTCTATCATCATCTACATTAAAATCTAATAATTCAGTTGTTCTAAAAAGAGTTCCGGTTGAGTTTGCTTGAACTACCATCCCTTCTTTAATTCTTAAATAATATTTTGAATCGGGTCTATTGTTTACACCGATTCCAACTGCAGGAACTAATTGATAAACTGTTAAACTAACTAATGCAGGAGAAGTTACTTTTGGTTTATATCCTAAATATTGTGCAAGGGCAAGAACGTTTTCTTTATCCTCTGCATATAACATTAAAGATTCTTTTAAAGTATCATCGATGTAATATCCCATAACATCACCAATATATGATGCCATTTCTATAAACATCATACCAGGAGATGATTCATTAAAATCTGAATATGTTTTTGGGAAATATGTTTTAGCATACTCAATTAAATTTTGACGGAAACCCGCAAAATCTTTATTAAGATATTTTATATCTCTTCCCTGATTACTTTTTTTTGTTATACTATTTAACGCCATTTTTTTATTATCCCCTAACTGTAAAAGTTATTTCTTGTAATTCAATTTGATTACCGACCGTAAACTGAACTTTCATATGTGCTATATGTCTATCCTTCATATCATCAGTCATTTCTATATCAATTTCTTCTATGTTTATGTAAGGTAGCCAATAATTTACTGTCTGTGTAATTACATTGGTCAATTTACTTTCAAATTCACTATCCATCGGTTCAAATAATAATGCTTCTAATCCAGTTCCGAATTCAGGTTGCATTACTCTTTCACCTTGTTTAGTTAGGAGTAAATTTTTTAAGTTTGATTTAGCTTGTTCAAAGGAAGTAAAAGCCTGTTCAAAATACCCATTACCTCCCCTTTTTATTGGTAAGGTAATTCCATACGCATATGAATCGTATTCTTTTGTATCTTTTACAATTTTATTTCCTAAAACGTATGCCATTATTTTTTAAACCTCTTAACTAATTCTGAATTATCTCTATTTAAAATTCTATCTAAACCCGCCAAACCAGTTGATACACCTAAACCACCTTTGTTTCCACCAACATTCATATCACCATAACCCATTTTCTCAGCCATTTGTGCTCTCATAGATTGAATACCTCCCATTGCTCCACCACTATATGAAATAGTTTCATCAACATCTGGTTCAGCATCCATATAATTTGGAATATGTGAATTTGTATAACCTTCGTTAATAGGTTCAGATTGGAAATTATCTAAAATAGATGAACCACCACCGACACCACCTTCTGCTCTTTGCGCTGAACTAAATGGTTTAGTTTGATTTAAAATATCGTTGATTGTTGGGTTTTTTGAAAATTGTCTAATAGGTTGTTTTGGTTGTACCGATTCTTTTTGAATCTTTGGCTGCACTCTTTCCTTATCTAACAATTGATTTGCAAGTTCAAATGGGTCTACATCTTCCAATATATCCTTTTTCTTAGGAGTTGGTTTTGTAGTTTCATTTAATAACTTACCAACTTCCTCTTTAATCATTTGGGGAAGTTGTTTTTTAATTTCTTGTTCTACTACTAATTTAATTAGTTGTGCTAATTTTTTAGAATCCATTTTGAAAATATTTGTTTACTTCATATAAATATATCTTCGTTAGATTTTGAATTCTTATGAGTATAAATTGGGGTTTTCTTTTAATTTTTTCCAATAAGCACAGAATTTCTTCTTTCTATCATCCAATCCATTATATCCACCATTTATTCGTTTTGTAATAAACTTTAATGTTCCAATTGTATCATCTACTGCTGCTTCGTTTAATTTACGAGTTCTCCAAAACCAACATGCAGTTTCTGCAACATATTTTTTTTCAACTAAGGTAGAATTAGCAACAACATCATCGGTTACTCCTTTTCTAAATTGTGCATAATTTGCTCTACCTGTAACTTGAATGTATCCTCTTCCTGCAAAACGAAACCCATCGCCTGGTTGTGTATTACCTAAGTCTTTTCTACCTTCATAACGTTGTTGTGCTGCAGATGGACCCCATATTTCTTTTGTATAAATAAAATTACCACTTTCATGTGCACATTGAGCAAGGAAATGAGCTTTTTGTAATGGGGTTTTTATTCCCCACTTTCTCATAGCATCAATAACAACTTGTGGTGGTTCTTTGATTCTTACATTTCCACATTCTGCGATTTTTTCGGATGGAGGTTGATTTGCCGTTTCAGAATCTGCTTGAGTATCTGATGAACCTCCACCACTATCTACATCGTTTGATTCATCCGGTGAAAATTCTATGGTTTCTCCACTCAATCCTGCGGATGTAGAATCATTTATATCATATCCTGCCTCAGTTGCACTTTCAGCCAATGCTTCTTGTTCAGGAGTTAGAGTTATTGCTTCTTCAATTCTTTTTTGTTCATCGGTCAATTCTTCAGGAGTTGATTCTAATACATCACCACCACCTCCAGCACCTCTTCCTGCAGGCGGAATTGTATAACCAACAAAAGGTACTGCACCAGGACCAGGTGTCATTAAAGGAGGATATAATGATGTTGTAAGATATGTTCCTTTAATGGTGGGCAAGTGAGATTGAATTGATGCAATCAATTGGTCTAAAAATACTTCACTACTATCGGTTGGTTTTGCCATATATTAATAATAACATTTAATTCCCGGTGAATATTTACCCTTTAACATTGTCAATAATTGTTTTCGTTGTGAACCACCTCGTTTACAACTTATATGTAACCAAATTGAATTACCATGTTCAAAAATCATTTGGTCAAAAGGAAGTGTTCCAGCAATCCATTTTGCAATTGGTAGATATTCTTTTGGTGAAACCCCCACAAATTGTAAATCTACTGCCTCACCTTTTTGATGTTGTGATACTCCACCAGGAATTGAAGGTGCACCTCTAAAAGCTGAATTTATTTTCATATTTGGATATTTTGCTTTTATCGGTTCTAAAATATTAATAGCTACATTTTTTAAATTACAAACAATATCTTCTGCACTTAATCCAACTTGTGCTTTAATTTTATGAGGAAATACTGTTGCAATGGATAAATGTTTTAATTTAAAATTTGGAGATAATTGAGTATTGTAATCTAATGTTCCACCACATGATATTGGTTTGGCATTAGCAGATGATGTAGTGATAGCAACCTCATCTGGTGTTTGGTTTTGTTCATATGGTGGATTATCTTCACCATATTCACTTTGTATCGATTCAATTTGAGAACCACCATCTTCACCACCATCAGTTAAAAGTTCAACTCCGGTTTCATTCATAGCCTCTTCTGCACCTTCTAATGTATTATTATCATCTGGTATTCTTTCTAATAATTCTTCGGTTGTAGGTTCACCCTCACCTTCGGATGGTATAACCTCTAATGGAGTTAAACTTTGAATATCAGTTGGTTGCCAAATACCAGGGTCGGTGATAAAACTACTAACAGTTGCTACATTCACAACTGCACCCGGTGATGGTATAATTGGTGGTGGAATTTGACTCATTGTAGCACCTGTCCAATATGCAATAAATGCAGGTCCCATATTTGTAATAATTGGGTGTTCACCAGATGGTTGTTGTAATGCAGTATTTAAGATTCCAGTCAAAGTGGCTTCCATTAATTCGGTATTACCTTTTGCTATCGGAATACTATTGGTAGTATCAAATCCTCGTTTCACAGCCATATCATACTCCATAGTAAGTTTCTTTGCAAAATCTCCATAGGAACTAATTCCTTGTTGGTTTTGCATATAACTCAACATATTTTGTTTGAATATTTCTAATGACATTTTATTCCGTATAATTTAAAGTTGATAAGAATTTATCTAATCTACCCTTAATATCATTAAATGTACTACGATTTTCAGGACCTGTTGCCGTTGGACCTGCAGGTGTTTTGAATACTTGATTATTAATTGCATCAATTAATTCTTCTAATAATCCTTTTAAAGTTTCTCCTCTTACCAAAGGTTCTTTATCACTTTCAGTATTTAAAAAGATATTACCTTTACCACCTAAGATATAGGTACTATTATCATTTGTAGTAATACGAACATCTCCATTAAAATCTAAATCTGCACCTGCCTTACCATTATCGATTGACATTTTACCATCTGATATAAATCCCCAATTTCCTTTTGAAAAGAAAATCATTTCTTGTGTTTTTGATGAAAGTATAATTCTTTCGGTGTTTACAAGAACTTGGTCATATCCTTTTAATTCTGATGGATAATTTGAAAATTTAGTTGGTTTTGTTTCTAATGATGATTGAAAATCCAATTTATATACACCAGATGTAATTGCAATCGTAGTTCCATCTTTATTAACATCTTCTTCGGTTAATGAACCTTTTTTTAATTTACTTAAAGATTCATCACTTTGTCTATTACGAAGAATAATGGTAGGTGCGTATTTTTTATCTTGATTATTATATCCACTAAAACGAATACTTTGTCCGAAACGGGATTGGATGATTCTATCACCTTCATATAATTTAAGAGGATTTATTTGCTTTGGTTCAAAATATTCACCAATTTTCGTCTTTCGTTCCTCATCACCACTACCTCCACTTGGAGTTCCAGTTGCAGACACTGTTGAATATTCACTAGCAGGTGAACCGGGTTTTTCAGTTGCCTGAAAGTTTTTTATATCTACGTTTTCAATTGCGTTTCCGGTATTGATATTTGTAGATGCAATTCTTTTATAATGTAATTTACCACCTAATGAAAATAATTCTACCGTCTCACCAACTAATGGAATACCTTCATCACTACTGAATGGTTTATATGCCTTTGCACCCGTTTTACTAGCAGATGGGTCATTTAATTTTCTAATAACAGCACTACCAATAATACTTGTATCTTTTGATTCAACTTCACTAAAATCATACGTTTCTACTTTTGGATGTTTATCATCCAAAATCACATCTAACACAACACCAGTCATTACACCAGTTGCACCACCGGTATTAGGATTTGTGGAATATGATGCGTTTGATATTTGGGTTCTTTGACTCATTACTTACCAATCTTTTGTTTTAATTCTTCAACTTCGTTTGTCAATTCATCTACCTTTGCATCTTGTTCATCTTTTACATCGTTGACAGTTACTTCAATTTCTTTCAATAATTGTTCTTTTTCAGCATCAGATAGGAATCCAACTTCACCTTCGGATTTAGTGTTTGCAGTAACAATACGTTGTGCAATTGTTGCTAATTTAATTAAGGCATCATCGTTACGAACTGATACATCTACTAAATCTTTTAGGATTGGACCAATAACTGCCATATCACCTGCGTGACGAATTAACTTTCTCATTTCGGCTATTAATTCCGAAATTCTTGCTTTCTTATTTTGTTGATTATCGTAAATATCTTTAAATAATCCACTCAAACTTTTGCCAGGGAATATTTCAAATTCTGTGCTCATATTTATCAAATTGATTCAAGCTATAAATATGATAAATAAAAAAACCTCATTTTTAGTGAGGTTTTTCAATTAAGTGTGTTTTTTATAATTACCTTTTTTTTGTTGTTCGGTAATTGTTTTCTTAGCAATCTTCTTACGATTTTTTTGTTTTTGCTCTCTTTTTGTCATAGTAACCCCTTACAATTTTTTGATTTCAATTTTAATTTTTGGTTCATAACCTTTTGGTAAATTTACTTTAACACCATGAAACTTATCAACTTTTTCATCAAAATAATTCAATTCAAAAATCAAATCGGTTAAATTTAATAAAACTTGTGATGATGTATTCATTTTATCAGTTTTACGTGCCATATTAAGATTTGATTTTTTACTGAATAAATCTTGTCTCAATGCATTTAAAACTCCTTGTGGGTCTTCTGCTTTTCCTGTCAATTTCTCTGCTGATGCTTTTCTTACTTTTGATGAAAGATAATCCGGTCCTTCGGTATATCCAGCATCCCAATGGTCATGTCCATGATTAGTTCTAACTACATGAGCATCTGATTGGTGAATTGTGAAACGTGGATTGTGTTTTGATGTTGTTTCGATTGATACAACTTTATCTTCGGTTGATATAAAAGTATGGCCTTTAATACCACCCATAAATTTAGCAGCAATTACGATTGTATCTTTTAGGGTTTTTTGTCCTAATGCTTCTCTGATTTTAATACCATCTTTGGATTTCTTACCTGTCTTTTTTACAAGTTGTTTTTCCTTCTCATCATACCCAACCATTAAGGCAGTGTTTAACACACCAATACCATATTCGTTTATACCCTCACTCCAATCGGTGATTGTATCGTGAAGATATACTACCTCTACTCCGTTTAATAATTCATGTACTACTTCCAATTCAGGTCTATACATTCTATCGCGGTTCTTAGCCATAACGACAGTATCGCCCAT